TTAACACCACGCTTGGCGAGACCTGGGAAGAGCCGGACGCACTCACGACGACCGTGAGCGCACTTGAGGCGAGGAGGGAAAAATACACAGGATGCCCCGATGGGGTCGTGCTCCTTACTGCGGCGGCGGATCTCCAGACGGACCGGATCGAATGCCAGGTGAAAGGCTGGGGCTTGAACGACGAGTCATGGCTCATCGATCTCAAGAAGTTCTACTTCACGAGTCCTAGCGGAAAAGAAGCCTTCGCGCTCCTGGATGATTATCTCAAAACGATGTTCGTACTGAAGAACGCGGAGGAAAGGGATACAGGAATCCGGCTGCGCATCCTCCGGCTGTTTTTTGATTCGGGCTACCGTGCGACAGACGTCTATGCCTGGACCGGCCCGAGGAGATTCCGCGGCGTCTACGCGACCAAAGGCATGAAGGAAGAGCGGGCACCCTTGATCGGCAAGATCTCCCGCACCCAGGCTGCCAGGAAGGGCGCGATCTTAGTCCCGATCGGCGTCCATATCGGGAAACGCATGGTCTACGACCGGCTCGATATCAGGCCGAGTGAAGGAGAAAAACGCGGACCCGGGTTTGTCCACCTGAATGAGTACGCGACAGAGGATTATCTGAAACAACTCACCGCCGAGAAACTGGCGACCAGATATACGAAGGAACATATCCCGGTCCGGCGCTGGGTGATGAAGGAAGAGGGGGCGCGCAATGAAGGGCTTGATCTCGAAGTTCTGAACCTGGCCGCCTTTACTTTCCTGAACGCGAACGTGCCACTGATGGCAAAGCGCCTGGCGGAACGCATCGGAGCCCAGGCGACTGCGGCTGCATCACATTCCCAGAATCAACCGGTATCGCCCTCAGAGAAGCCCGAGGAAGGCGCGCCTTCAACCGCCAGGCGGATCGTACGCCGATCAAACTTTGCCTCATCCTGGAGGTAGGGATAATGCAGGTCCGTCTCGAGAAGGACGTTGAAAGCCGGCTGATCGAGATTGCCGCGAAGCTCAATCGTTCAGTAAGTGATGTGGTTAATAGTGTTATGCGCTGCATCGAGCAGATTGATATTGAGGAAAAGATCAAGCTCACCCCCCGCCAGTTGCCCGGGGAATCCCCGCGAGAGAGGAACAAGCGGGTGATCGCGAAGGTCGGCAACTGGTCGGTCCGGCTATGAGTGAGAAATAATGCCACCAAAATGCCACTTGACATGAAGTCAAAATAGTTCTAGTTTCGCCCCGTCAGTTGGAGCACTGTACGGGCGCTTCAACATTTCGGTAAACACAGCCACGACCGCCGGCGGGCAGTCGTGGTTTTTTATTTGGGGGACTTATGAAGAAATCAAAATCGTTGCTGCTCGCCGGCCTCATCGGTCTCCTCCTCCTCTGTCTCGGCAACCAACTCACGCTCGTCAGGAAATTTCCCAACTTCTCCACCGCCACCGGCGCATTCGTTGCGAGCCAGGTGGATACCGTTTCCTACGCAGTCGAGGGGAGCGAGCAGGCCCTCGGTTTCTTCGTCCACCCGGGCGATAGCGTCAGTATCACCAATGTGATTGTCCGTCGGGTCGTGAACTCGAAGATGCTGGGCACTGTGGCCGGTGACACGATTATCGGTGCCGTGATCGGCAGAAGCGATACGCTCATCTATGCCGCCGCGGCCGTCACCCCGATCTGCCAGACGATGAAATTCATTGTGACCTACGCCTCGAGCGCCCAGGGCGTGACGACACCGACCGTGAACTACGATCTCCTGAAGCGATACTGATGAACGAGCCGGCAAAAATACGGGCGGGTGTTACAACCACCTGGGAAGAGGGCCTCTCCGACTACTCGGCCACTGATGGCTGGGCGCTCAAGTATCGTCTTGCCGGTACGACCGCGAACTATGACGTCAATGCTGTGGGCGTTGGCACAGTGCATACCGTGACGATCACGGCCGACATATCCAAGGCGTGGATAGCCGGCACCTATACGCTCCTTGGATATGTGGTGAAGGGATCGGGTGCGAGCGTCCAACGGAAGGACATCTCCGTCGGCACAATCGAAGTGCTTGCCAATATCGCAGAGGCGACCTCTGCCGCCGACTACCGGACCCATGCGCGGAAGACGCTCGCCCTTATCGAGGCGGCGATCGAATCGTATGCTGTGCGGCCGGTGGAGGAGATCACGATCGCGGGACGCATGATCAGACGGCCAACCCTTAAAGCGTTGGCATCGCTCAAATCCCGGTACCAGTTTCTTGTCAAGCAGGAACAGATGGCAGAGCGGGCCGCCAACGGGCTTGATCCCGGCGGAAACGTACTTGTGAAATTCAACGCTGTCCGATGAACCTCCTGGATAAAATAGCGGGACGTATCGGCTATACGCCGGCGAAGCAGGTTGCGGTGCTGCGCCAGGCGCTGAAGGTCCGTTCGTTTGAAGCTGCTGCCGTCAACCGCATGACGGCTGACTGGAATATCGCTACCGCCTCGATCGACTCTGACATCAGATCGGGCGGTATTGCAGTTCGTAACCGGGCCCGGAACCTTGCGCAGAACAATGACTACGTGAAGCGCTACCTCACGCTTGCGCGTGTGAACGTGGTGGGCCCAAACGGCTTCAAGCTCCAGATGAATGTCCGCGAGCTCGCCAAGAACGCCGAAGGGAAGTGGACGTGGATGCCCGATGAGATGGCGAACATGCTCCTTGAGCAGGGATTTGCCGAATGGGCGAAGCGGCAGAACGCCTCGGTGAATGGTCGGCTTTCCTTCCACGGGATATCCGAGCAGGTCGTGCGGTATGTCTTAAGGGACGGCGAAGCGCTCATCCGCATTATCAGGAACAAGAAGCTTCCCTACGGGTTCACGCTCCAGGCGATCGATCCCTCGTTCCTCGATGAGCAGTACAGTGAACGCTTCTCCGATGGGCGCGTGGTGAAGATGGGCGTTGAGCTCGATATCACCCGCCGGCCGGTCGCTTATTATTTCCGCGCAGTGGATCCCGTGATGGAGCTCTACGGCGTCCAGAGCCTGGGCGGCTACCGGACGAGAGTCCCAGCTGACGAGATCATCCACGTCTTCGACCAGGAGTTCGAGAACCAGACGCGCGGGATTTCCTGGATCGTCCAGTCGATGCTCCGCCTGAAGATGCTTGCCGGCTACGAGGAAGCGGCCCTGGTCAATGCGCGCGTGAGCGCCGCAAAGATGGGTTTCTTCACGTCAAAGACCGATGAGGGTGGCGGAGAATTCACCGGCGAGACCGACGCCTCGGGCAATGTCATGATCACGGGTGAGCCGGGTTCAATGGACCGGCTGCCTGATGGGCTTGATTTCAAACCGTGGTCGCCCGAATACCCGAGTGCCCAACATGAGATGTTCGTCAAGTCGATCCTCCGCGGAATCTCCTCGGGGCTTAATGTGAGCTATAACATGATGGCAAACGATCTCGAGCGGGTGAACTATTCCTCGATCAGGGCGGGGTTATTGGATGAGCGCGATATGTGGAAGCTTGTGCAGAACCTCCTGGTCGAGCAATTCCTCCAACCGGTCTTTGTCGCATGGCTTGAGATGGCGCTCGTGACAAAATCGATCAACCTACCGATCGAGAAGATCAAGAAATTCGAATCTGCCATCTGGGTCGGTCGGCGCTGGGCATGGGTTGACCCCTTGAAGGATGTGCAGGCGAAGAAGGAGGAGGTCCAGGCGGGCTTTACGACCAGAACCCAGGTCGTTGCCGAGCAGGGGGATGATATCGCGGAGCTCGATGCGGAGCTCGCCGGGGAAAAAAACCGGGCGGAGGCTCTCGGGCTCACGCTCTCAGTCTATCAACCGGAAGCGAAGCAGATTGTGGCACCCGCACAACCGGCCGATGAACCACCCCAGGAGGACGCCCAGGGGAATCTTTTGCGCGAAGCTGAGGAACTCTTATCAAGGAAATCAAACGGAAACCATTAACGAAGGGGGAATCATGAAAGCGATCCTTGTGGTTGTTGCACTTCTTCTCATTGTCTCCTGCATCGTGCAGGCCCAGGTCCCGGTCTCGATGCTGAAACTCTGGACCGACAAGACCTACGCGATCTCCCAGAGCGATACCTCGGCCGGCTTTGCGGTCGCAGGCGCCAATCTCGCCTCGCTCTGGCTCAAGTATAACGACTCGGTGAACGTGATCACCCTGATTCAGTACCAGAAGGATGAATCGGGGAAGTACGGGACCTGGACATTCCTCTATGGTGATACGCTCGACCATACGGGGGGCGGTGTCGTTTCCACCAACACCTACCGGGAAGTTGTCCTCAGGAGCGCAACCGTCGACAGAATCGGAGGCGTTGCGGGTTTGGTCCGGGTGATTCAGAAATTCCAGGCGACGCTCTGCGGGGTAACGACCCCGAAATACAGGGCCTGGTTCACATACCGACCGTGAGGGTTGCCATGACCGACGAAACGAGGAAAAGCATCCTTGCGGAGAAGCACCTTCGCTATCTGACGATTGAGCGCGCGGCAGTCGATCCTGAGAAGCGGACGGTCCAGATCGCGCTTTCTTCCGAGGAGCCGGTTGAGCGGTGGTACGGGGTGGAGATCCTGGATCATTCGCCCGGCGCCTGCGATCTCGCACGGATGAACGACGGCGCCCCCATGCTCTGGATGCACAACTGGGACGAGCAGGTGGGGGTGATCCTCTCCGCCCAGATGGACCCCGATAAGAAGTGCAGGGCGGTCGTACAGATCAGTCGCTCGGCGCTTGGTGAGGAGAAGTTGCGCGATATCGCCGATGGCGTGTTGCGGAAGGTATCGGTTGCCTACATGTTCGCAGAAGATGCCTTTGTCCAGGAGATGGATCCCGTAACGGGCAAACAGGCGAAGGACGCGGAGGGCCGGCTGATCTTCCGGATCATGCAGTGGCAACCGTACGAAGTGAGTTTTGTGACCGTCCCGGCCGATAACACGGTCGGGGTGGGGCGAATGAAGGAGAAGGATGTTGCTCAACCCGCCGGCGCCATGCCCGCGGATACTACCACAATCACACAAGGGGTACGCACCATGGAACCCGTGAAAGAAAATACTCCGCCGGCGCCGGAGGAAGTGAAGCGCCAGTTGGAAGCCGAGCGTATCGCGGCGATCGAAGATATCGCCAAGCGGTTCGGCCCCCGCGTCTCCGGGGACATGGAGAAGATAAAGAAGGACGCCGTGGAACTCGGCGCGAGCGTCGAGCAGTTCCGCGGCGTCGTTTTCTTGCGCATCAAGGACGGCGAGCCGATCGAGACGCCGGACAAGATCGGTCTCTCGGATAAGGAGACGAAGCGCTACTCGCTCGTCCGGGCGATCATGGGCCAACTCTCCGACGGCGACAGGGTTGACTGTTCCTTCGAGCGTGAGTGCTCGGAGGCGGTGGCGCAGAAGCTCGGCGTGAAAGCGCGCGGGCTCCTCATGCCCTATGAGGTCCAGACGCGGAGGGTGCAGACAGGGAAGCGTGATTTGCTCACGAGTTCGGCCACCGCGGCCGGGGATCTGGTCGGGACGCAGTTGCTCGCGGGGAGTTTCATCGAGCTCCTCCGCAACCAGATGATCGCCGGGCAACTCGGCGTGACACGTCTGGACGGGCTGGTCGGCAACATCGCCATCCCGCGGCAGACCGGCGCCGGGACGTTCGCCTTTGCGGCGGAAAATGTGGCTCCGAGCGAGAGCGCGCTCGCGGTCGACCAGGTGACGTTGGGTCCGAAGGAAGGCCGTGCCTACACGGACTTCTCGCGGCGCCTCATGCTCCAGTCGACGCCTTCGGTCGAAGGATTGGTCACGGCCGATCTGGCCGCGATCACCGCGATCGGGATCGATCTCCAGGTCTTCCATGGTGCGGGCACGAATGCCCCGACGGGACTTGCCTCTGTGATCGGCGTCGGGACGGTCTCGGGTGCGGGCTACAACTGGCAATCCGCCCTTGAGCACTTCTCGGACGTCGCATCGGCCAATGCGGCATTTGGCCCGCTGAAGTTCGCGATGAACCCGGTGGTGTACGCGGCGCTGATGGGCCGCGAAAAAGCCACGGGCTATCCGGTGTACATCCTGGAAAACGGCAAGATCGGGCCGTGGGATGTGCTCTTCTCGAACCAGATCACGAACCAGTACATCTTCTTCGGGAACTGGTCCCAGGCGATCCTCGCGAGCTGGGGCGGGATCGACATCCTGGTTGACCCGTACACCGGCGGGACAGCCGGCACGATCCGGATAATTGTCTATGCTCAGGTCGACGTCGGTGCGCGGCATGCTGGAGCGTTCTCGATCTGCCCTGACTTCGCCTGATCTTTCTGATTGATTCATGGGGCGGCCCAAAACGGGCCGCCCTGATCTTTCACCATTTCAATAAGGAGTTATCCATGAAGGTCAAACTGCTCCGTTCATGCGTGCTCGGGCCCGGGAAGACCGGCAAAGCCGGCGAGGTCGTCGAGCTGAAGGAAAACGACGCCCGGTACTTGATCGGCATCAACAAGGCGACCGAGGATCTGAAGGCCGACGCGAAGAAGGCCGACGCAAAGTGACTGTCAGTGCGGTCGATGAGTTCTTTGATACAAACGACTTCGCCGTCTCCGCGACCTATGTCAAGGGGGCGATGAACAAGGTGATCACCGTCATCTTCGACCGGGAGTATTCCCCGACCACGATCGGGGATGT